TGAGGCTGCAAAGCACAAGAAGGAAACGTATACGCAGATCCTTCGTGCTGCTCTTTCTGATAAGCGTGGCTGTGCAGACTTCCCCACAACGCCTGAGGGCCACAACTGGTTGTATGACCTGTGGTCTATTGGGAAGTCTGGCAACCCACTATACGAATCTTGGAACTTCCCCTCTTGGCTGAACACCGTTATTTACCCCGACGGGGAGAATGACGCTGAAATCCTTGAGATGAAGGAGAATATGGGTGAGGAGGAATTTGCGCAAGAAATTGCTGCATCCTTCTCAAGCTTTGTTGGTAAGATCTACGGTGAGTTTGATGAGAACAAGCATGTTAGGCAGCACACATTCAACCCTATGTGGCCCAACTACATGTTCTTTGACTTCGGCTACACCAATGCATTTGCTGCTATTGAGGTTCAGATTGATCCTTGGGATAATGTGTATGTGTGGCGGGAGCATTACAAGAGCTACTTGAACCTGCCAGAGCACATTGCCATTATGCGTAACAGGGCACAGCCTGCGGGTTATCGCCTTGATATGGGCTTTGGAGATGCAGCCGACCCCGCTGCTACCTCTGAAATCAATATGAATTTCGTTAGGTGCCTTAGTATGAATGAAGCTAAGGAGAACTGGCGAGAAGGTGTGGATCTTGTTAAGCGGTTCCTCAAGCTTCACCATGTGGGCGAAGATGAGTGGGGTACTCCTATTGAGGTGCCCAAGTTCTTTATTGATCCCTCGTGTAAGAGTGTCATCAAGGAATTCAATAACTACCGGAGGAAGCCAACTGAGGTTGTTCAGGACTCCAATACAGCAGGTGCCGCACGTAAGGTAGATGACCACGCACTAGATGCTATTAGGTATGGACTTATGCATATCTATAAGCTAGGCGCACAAATTCACCTTACCGAGACGGTTGAAGACTTTATGCCCCGTGGATGGTTGAATCCAGCGGTGGACAATAGTGGTAGTGATTTGTGGGTGCCTGATAACAGTAGTGCAGGTCTCTTTAGCGGAAACATGGAGTTCTAATGGCTCTCCCAGCCAACTTTGGTGCCGGTACCGTAACGGCTAAGTACACTAAACTTGATGGTGTTGCAGATACAGGCACGGTGATCTTTAGGGCTGCCCCTGCGATCCTCCTTGATCCTGGCAATGCGCCTAAGACTATTGTAACTCCCATTGATATCGTGGCGACACTTGATGTCAATGGGGCTATTAGCGTTACGCTACCAGCCACTAACGATCCTGATATCTCCCCATTCTCGTGGACCTATTCGGTAATTGAAACTCTTGCCAGTGGTAAGGGTCGTACCATGACCGGCCTCTCTGTGGGGTTGGGCACTTCTCAGGACCTCGTTGACTTTGTTAGTGTTGCCACTGTTGGTGGTGTTAGTGCCACCACATCTATTGTGCATAACTGGGATGTTGACGGGTGGACCCCATGGGTTGCACGTCCCATCAGTGCCGACACAGGTGCCACACAGACGCTCTCGGTGAGCGGGAGTAAGGGCCGCTGTACTGGGCAGGCATCTTCCAGCTTCGGCAACCGTCGGGACGCCTACCTTCGTAATGGTACTGAATGGGCTGACAGTAGAATCACTGCGCTTGTTATTGGCGGGAACATCTACAACTCCTCGACTGCTACGCCGCAGATTGGCTTTGTGCATCGTGGTCAGATTGTTGCTGGTGTGTTCAATGGTCTTGTTACTACTAACAATATCTTCCTGACCGATCCTAACCAGCATAACTTCAATCTGTGGAGCAGTAATGTTGGCGGTACTGTTTTGACGCTTGGTGATGTCGGCGGTACTAAGGACTTTGGTGGAGTACTCAATAGGACTTGTGCTCTAACAGGTTCGGAACGATTCAACTTTGGTGGTTGGATCAATAACCAGGCTTTCGTGCCTAACCACTTGTATGGTGCTGCCGTTGGTGATGTAGTTGATATTGAGTCGACTGACTCTACCTTCACCACTACTGGTGTTGCCCTTACCGGCGCTGATACCATTGCTGGACGTGTTACGCACACTGAGCCAACTACGTTGAGTACTGTTGCTTGGAAGGCTGACTCCGGTAAGCTGATTCCCCCCATTCCCAAGCGTTACTGGCCTCTGTGGATTTGCAGTGAGCTTAGGGGTAATCTGCATAGGATTAAGGTTTGGCGGTACCAAGATCCTGAGCCTGATTGGTCATCTGCCGCTAATGTGAATATTGGCTATGACATCAATTCGGCCACCAACCTTCCAGACCTCACAGGCTCAGGCTTCTGTGGTGTAGTCTTCGCTCATCTGCGCAGCAGTTGTACTGCCGACATTGCGTACCTGAGATTCGATCAGCTTTAGAATGGATGAGACGATGACTGACCTAGCGCTGCCGCCTGTTAGGACTATGACCTATTCTGAGTTTGCGGCTGAATTTCCTAATGCTGAGGTGCAGCCATCGGGCTACATCCTCGCTACTAGGGAACAAGCTGCACAACTTGCTGAGGTTAAGCCCTCTGACCTTAGAGAGCTTGGTACGAGTATGCCTACTCGTTACAGCTACTTTGAGCGTCAAGACTACAACCCTGAACTTGTTGGGCGTGAAGGCTTGATGAAGTATGACAAGATGCGGCGTAATGATGGTCAAGTGCGTATGTCACTTCGCTACCTGAAGACGCCTGTTCTTGCCGGACGTTGGTACATGGAACCGTTTGATGAGAAGAAGCGTTCCCAGACCATTTCTGACTTTATGTGGAAGAACATCATGAAGGATATGACGGCTTCTTGGCCGCAGTTCCTTCTTGAGAGCCTTGGTATGCTCGACTTTGGCTTCTACCTGTTTGAGAAGGTTAGAACGCTGGACAAGAATGGCAAGGTTGTCTTCCGTAAGTTTGCCCCTAAGCATCCTCTGGATTTGTGGGAGTGGGAATACGACTCTCATGGTGGGCCGCTTACGGCTTGGTTCTATGGGCCTAAGGGTGTTCCCGGGAGTGTCGATATTCCCGTAGAGAAGCTACTGTGCTTTACGTATGACAAGGAAGGGGGTGACATGCTTGGTATGTCCGCTCTCCGACCTGCCTACAAGCACCACTTCTTTAAGGACACTCTCTACAGGATTGATGCTATTCAGAAGGAGCGCCATGGTATTGGTATTCCTCTGATTCGTCTGCCAGCTATCTTCTCACCGGCTGACAAGCTTCTAGCTAATGAGATTGGTGCCAACCTTAGGACCAATGAGCGCACTCACGTTGTGCTGCCGCCTATGTGGGATCTTGAGTTCATCAAGCTTGAGGGCCAACCCGTCGATGCCATGCTTTCTATTGAGCACCATGACAAGATGATTGCTCGGAACGTCATGCTTGAAGTGGCAGGTGATCGCAAGGATGATGACAAGTTGTTCCTCAAGAATGCCAGCTTCGTTGCTGAGCTATTCAGGGATGTCCTCAATAAGTGGGCCATCCCGGAGATTGTTCAGTGGAACTGGGGTATTGAGGAGTATCCCGAGCTTAAGGTTCGTGGTATTGGTAATACCATCGACTGGCGGGCACTCAGCTTTGCTCTGCGTAACATGATTGGTGCTGGAATCATTGAGCCTGATGATGCCTTGGAGAAGTTTATTCGGGATGAGATGGATCTTCCCCGGAAGGACCCCAATTCGGTTAGGAAGCAAGAGCAGAAGCAAATGCCTGGTAGCGGCGCCCCGTTTAATCAGAATGGCGGCGGTAAGCCTAAGCAAAGTACTGCGGGAGGTATGGAGGTTAATACTGGTTCAAGCAAGGTCGGACGAGACGGAGGGAGTCCGAAGTGATCCTGTTGCTTTCGACTCCTGTTACCTGTCATACTGATGCACATGGAAGGTGCTGAGTAAATGCGTTGTACCAATCTCATCGAACTAGCCTCAATAGAGCTAGATGAGGACAACACGACCGCATGGCTTCAGGCCATGCCTCTTGGCGACTACCAGCATCCCGTACATGGCGAGATTAAGTTCACCGCCGAAGTGCTTACCGAGTACGCCAATGGCGTCAACGAACGCATCCGCACTGCTGACATTGATATTGATTATGACCACAAGAAGTATGGTGGTGATGCTAGCGGATGGGTTAAGCAAGCTGAGGTTCGTGAAGACGGACTTTGGTTGCTGGTTGAATGGACTAAGACTGCTGCACAGAAGATCAGGGATAAGGCGTACAAATACTTCTCCCCCGAGTTTGTGGACCGGTGGACGCATCCTAAGACTGGCAAGACATACAAGAACGTTCTCCTTGGTGGGGCCATTACTAACCGGCCCTTCCTTCGGGACATTGCAACACTGAACCTAACAGAATCACAAATGGAGGAATTTATGCTTGAGGAGCTTCGTAAGGAGCTTGGCTTGCCTGATGACGCCGACGAGGCTGCCGTTATTGCTGCTGTTAAGGCGTCTAAGACGTCTGCCCCAGCCACTAACGTCGCTCCTCCGGCTAAGCCTGCTGCCAAGCCGATCCAGCCCGTTGCTGTGGGGTCTGCCCCCGTGCAGGTCCCGGTTGCCGCTTCGGAGACTAAGCCGTCTGATGATCCTATTGTCAAGCTTCAGGAGGAGCGTATTGCCAAGCTTGAGCTTGCTCTGCGTCTGAGTGAAGTTGACAAGCTGGTGACTGCTCTTAACGATCCCAGCCGCAAGTACGCTATTGCCCCCGTCATGCTTGATGAGGTCAAGACGCTTATGCTTGAGGCGCCCACCAAGCAGTTTAGCGAGCAGATTCACTCTCTGTTCGATCGTATCTGCAAGGATGGTCTGGTTGAGCTTGGCGAGCGTGGCACTCAGAATGCCGGCGAGACTGTTAGCGCCACTAAGGCGTTCACGGATCTTGTTGACGCCAAGAAGCTCAGTGATCCCAAGCTTTCCATTGGCGATGCCATGGAGCTTGTTGCCACTGAGAACCCTGCCGCTTGGGAAGCCCACCGTATGGCTACTACTAACTATGGAGGTGCGGCCTAATGGCTAACGTTCTTCTTACGGAGACTTGGAGGGCTGGTGGTGTTATCCGCCAGTTCCGGGGCGTTACTCTTGGCTCTGCTGACGACACTGTCGTCGAGATCAGCACGCTTGGTACCGGCAAGTTTATTGGTATTTGCCAGGAAATTGCTGATGCCAATGACGTGACCATCGGTAAGCGAGTGGTTGCAGTCCAGACGCATGGTGTGTCTAAGGCTGTTGCTGGCGCTGCCATTACCCGTGGCGATTCTGTCGCTTGTGATGCGCAGGGTCGTGTTATTACTGCCATTGCTACGTACAACGTCATCGGTGTTGCACGTCAGTCCGTTACGACGGCTGGAGATATCCTCGACGTCGATATTGCTCCCGGAGGTATCTTCTAATGCCACTGTATAATGGGCGTAGTGACGCCGATCTTGTCATCGACAATGCGATGACTGCGATCTCTGTTGCTTACCCGAATGGTGGGGCTGTGGGCGATGCGCTTACTCCCACTATTCAGGTTAGTAAGCAGTCCGATCGTTACTTTATCCATGGTCGTGAGACCTGGGCGCCTGAGGCTACTGACCTCCGGGCACCCGGTACGTGGGCCAAGGAAATCACGGGCCTTGCGCTCTCGACGGATGTTTACTACGCCGTTGAGCACGCTTTGCAGACCCCCGTTGCGTGGGAGGAGCGTCAGCGTGCTGGCGTTAGCCCGCTCAGCCCGGATCGTGATGCTACCGAGCTTGTTACTGCTAAGATCCTCCTTCAGCGAGAGATCTACATTAAGAACCTCGCCACCACTACGGCCAACTACCCGGCCGGTAACGTTGTTACGCTGGCTGGTGTTACTCAGTTCAATGACTACGTTAACTCCGACCCGATTGGTGTCTTTAAGACTGCCCGTCGGTACATGCACTCGCTGCTGTTCATTGAGCCGAACACTGCTGTCATTCCTTACCAGGTTATGTCGCAGCTTGAGGATCACCCGGACTTCATCGAGCGTATCAAGTACAGTGAGCGTGGTATTCTCACTAAAGAGATTATCGCTACGCTGATTGGCGTCCCGAACATCGTTGTTCCTGGCTTTGGCTGGAACAGTGCTAACCCCGGCCAGGCTGCCTCTATTGGCTACCTGTGGGGCAAGGACGTTGTGCTGGCTTATGTTCCGCCCCAGCCTGGTCTTAAGACTCCGGCCTTCGCTTACGAGTTTGCTTGGACCTACCCCGGCGGTCAGACGCAGGTTATTGACCGGTGGCAGGAGCCTGGTCGTAAGTCTGACCTTATCCGTTGCCAGCGCCGTTATGACCTGAAGGGCATTGTTCTTGATAGCAATGGTAAGCTGCTTGCTGGCTACCTTATCAAGAATGCCGTTGCGTAATGACTAAGGCTGCCAAGGTTGCGGTTGGAGACAACGTATCTTACTTAGATACTGCCGCACGTTGGCGAGCAGCTAAGATCACTGCTGTTACGGATCAGAACAACCTGGTGCTGGCATTCATTACGAATGCCGGCGCCAGGGTTCCTATCAATGGTAGTGTAGCTGTGCCTAGGCGCACTACGGGTACGCAAACTAATGTATGGAGGCCAAACTAATGTCTGAGGAGGACTACAATGGCTGATATTGTTGCGGTCAGTACTATCCAGTACGGCTACGAGGAAGACAATGACGGTATCCGTCATCCGGTTACCAAGAGCATTGGTGACAAGCTGACTACTGCCGACTTCAGTGAGAAGGATCTTAAGGATCTTATCGCTTGTGGTGCGGCTGTGGATCTCTCCGGTGAGATGCAGGAGCTTGTTGCTGTTCCTTTTGTTGACCAGGAAACTGCGAAGCGTGATGAGCTTCTTCAGAAGGTCGGCGCTCCGATCCTGGTTGATACCAGTAACCCGACGAACCGTGGCGTTCCGGCGCCTAAGGTTCAGCAGACTGATGCCATGATTAAGGCTCAGATTGCTGAGCTTCAGAACCAGCTTGATGCTAAGGCTCAGTCTGAGGAGTCCACTAAGGCTGCTCAGGCTGTTAACAAGCAGCCCATCGGTTCTGCGAAGAAGTAAGTAGATGAGTTACGTATCTCTTCCAGAGGTTAAACAGTGGTTCAACAGCACCAAGCTTGCGCCTGGTTTCGCTGTCGATCCTGAGCTTGAGGCAACTATGGTTGCTAGGGTTCTTGGTACTCTGCAAGATACGTATACTACTACTGGTTGGACAGATGCTGCCAGCACGCCCCCGCTAGTCCGCAAGATCATCTCTATGTTCATCGCTTCCTGGTATTACCAGATTATTTACAGCGATGACAATGATCTATCGAATTTTGGCCAACAGCTTAGAGCTGAGGCTGAGAGATGGCTAGCGGGGGTTGTGTCCGGCCAATACGATCTTGGTATTAGCTTCCCCCCTTCGGCAACGGGGAACTTTATGACAGAGTCAGATTTCTGGCCCAATGATACTACTGAGGAAGGTCCTTACTTCCTTATGGGTACGGTGTTCTGATGCTTGGACTTGAGATTACTATGATCCCTAACCAAGCAATTCTTCAGGCTGATTTTGCTGACCTGGGATTTGGTATTAGGTCCCTGCGAGAGCCGCTTAAGCAAGCTGTGCGGGAAGTTGTTATCCCTTCTATTGAGGATAACTTTATCGCTGAAGGTCGACCTGCCTGGGAGCCTCTTAGTGAGTCTCGTTCACGTCAGAAGCAACAGCAAGGGTATCCAGATCAGATTCTTGTGGCTACGGGATTGCTTGAGCGTATTGCTACGCAGATGAGTATTTGGAGCTTTGATGGTGGCTATGGGTCTGGGGAGGCCCAAGCTTCCGTAGATAATCTTGGTAGTGCTGACTATGGCTTCTATCACCAAGATGGTACCTTTAAGATGCCTCCTCGACCATTCCTTGTCTTCCAAGATGAGGATGAGGATGAGGTTGTTCAGGTCTTTGAGGATTACATTGAGATGCGTGCAACCCGAGCAGGCTTTTAGTGGATAACACTCCAAGCTTGATTGAGGTTGCTGACAAGATCTTTACTATCATTGGTAATGCTGCTGGCACGTTTACTCCTGTGCTGACTACTACCAACCTCTTTTGGGGCGATCAGGTGAAGATCCCATTCACTCCTGCTATCTGTGTTGAGCCGTATGAACGTACCACTGAGTTTGCTGGTATTGGTGGCGCTGGACGACTTGAGATTATTCATGAGGTTCACATCATAGTCTATACTGCCAAGCTTACTGATAGTCAGACTAATCGTAGAGAGTCTGATGTCATGGTTGAGCAGGTTGCAAATATCTTGCATACCCCTGGGTTGGGTTTGACTAACTCGCAAGCTGGCAATGGCGCTGTGCTTGCAGGCAATGTTGTGCGTACAAGCTATGGGTATGCAAAACGTAACACATTGAGGGCTGCACGCCTCGTGTGGCAAGGTAAGTGTAAGACGTCAATCGTTCCTGTTCCTTAGGAGAGCTATGCAGGTAACAATTCACAATAACGCCTTTCCTGAGGATCAGGAATTTGAGATCCCCGGACTTGGCCTAGTTAAGAATCACGAGCCTAAAGAGCTTGACGCCAATCAGGTGGCAACTTATAAGGCGTATGGCCTTGAGTGGCCCGACGACAACAACCTGGTCATCGACCAGAATGAGCCTGAGAAGCCCAAGGAGCCTATTAAGGCTAAGGGCAGTAAGCCTAAGACAGATGAGGACACGGCGCCTATCAGCCCCGTCAATCTCGACAATGATGAGGGAGACAAGTAATGGCTATCGGCGTCGGCGCTGGTATGGTTGTTGGTGTTGCGGTGGAAACCGTGCCCGGCACCTACGTTGCGCCTACTCACTTCATGCTTCTTAAGAGTGAATCTCTTAAGTTTACTCGTAGTGCCATTCAGCGTAGGCCGCTCCGTAACATTGCTGACGTGGCTGGTGTTCTTCCCAACTACTTCAGTGTTATGGGTGACCTTGTTGTTGAGGTGACTGAAGATATTCTTCCCCAGCTTTTGCGTACGTCCCGCATGACGTGTGTTAAGGCTGGTGCTGCTCCGTTCACCTACACCTTCACTCCCAATGCGCTTGCCCTTCCTGCTCAGACTATGAGTATCACGGTTGTGCGTGCTGGTGTTGTGTTTGGTTATACAGGCTGTGTTATCGGCTCGCAGAAGTACAGCTTGGAAGACGGCGTGCTTGTGGGGTCTTTCTCCATCGTCGGCCGCAACGAGGCTGTCCAGTCCGCTCCTACGGCTACGTACGTCACGACCGTGCCGTTCGCCTATGGCAACTACGACATTCAGATTCCTACTGCTACCTCTGTGTTCGACGCTGATACGTTTGAGATCAGTATTGAAGATAATGCAGAGCCGCAGAACCGTTTGCGCCTCAACAGCCTTGCTGCTGAGTTTGTCAAGTACGGCGAGCGTTCGGTTGAACTGACGATCGAACGTGACTTTGATGGCCGGGCCGACTATGATTTGTTTAAGGCTCTGACCGCTCAGACTGTTACTGTTCTGGCTCAGAAGTCGGCTAGCGCTAGTGTTAAGTTCCTGCTGCCTGCTGCTGTCAAGGATGACTTTGACATCGGCGGCGGTACTGGTCAGGCAGAGCTTATTCGTAGCTCGATTAAGTACATCGGCACCTACGATTCTGCTACCTCTAAGGCCGTTGAAATTCTTGTTACCACTAACGCCAGCATCACCATTCCTTAACCAAAGAAAGGACAACTGACATGCCCAAGGCAGTTGTTGATGAAAGCTATACCAGGTACGAGCTTGAATCTCTTCCTGAGGGATTTGTTGAGCTTCGCCCTATGGAGTATGGAGATGTTCTTGAGCGCAATGGAATGATGCTCAAGATGTCTAGCTCGACCATGGCTTCCCAAGGTAATCGTGCTCAGCGTCGAAGCGGCAAGCAACAGGATAGTGGCAGTGTTGACTTCACCCTTGGTAACAAGGAAGTTACGCTGTTTGAGTATCAGAAGTGCATCGGTGACCATAACCTTGAGGATAAGAACGGCAACCTGCTGGATCTTAAAACCCCACAGGGCATTGCGCAGCTTCATCCCAAGATTGGTGCTGAGATCGGTGAGCTTCTTGAGGAGATTAACTCCTGGGATACTGAGGGAAAATCGCAGTAATAATCCGAGACATGATCGTGAAGGACCTTACCTATAAGGGTCGACACGATGAGTCAGAGGTTATCGAAGCCATTAATTTAATTAACATAGATATGTTTTGCCAGCGGTACTCTTGTCTTCCACGCAGAGGAGGTCTGCTAAACCAGGATGGCCTTCTTATGGAGGGGCTAACTCTGGTGGCCAATGCCTATGGAGAGAGACAAGCGATAGAGGAACAAAGACAGAAGAATGCTTCTAAGTAAGGATCGGTAAATGCCAATCGGCGCAAGGGACATTCTTCTAGTCATTAGAGCTACTGACCAGGCTAGTGCAACGGTAACTAGAGTTGCAGGTTCGTTTGGTCAGATTAGCCAGGCACAGGCAACTGCTGCTGCTAATACGCTCAAGCATGGGGCCGCCCTCACTATGTTGGGGGCTGGCCTCATTGCCGTTGGTAAGCAAGGGTTTGATGCCCTTAGCAGTTGGAAGGATGCGGCCATGGAATATAACCATGCCGCTTCCTTGACGTTGACGCAGATTGACGATATGGGCGTCTCTCTGGAAGACGTTAAGAAGATTGGTAGGGATGTAGCTAAGGCGATTCCTGCCCCATTTGATGAGATGCAGACCGCACTCTACGACATCTTCTCGTCTATGGATGTTGGCACTAAGGATGCTCAAAAGCTCCTGACCGCATTCTCTAAGGGTGCCGTTGCTGGTCAGACGGACATTCAGACTGCTGCTCGTGGCTCTATGGCAGTCATGAACGCTTTCAAGATTCCTGTGGCTGATGTTAACAAGGTTATGGATGTTC